GTCTCTACACCAGTCGGCATCGTGAATCCGTAGCTAGTGAAGTTGTCGATAGAACTCCACTGAAGCGCATCCCACATATAGCCAGTCGTTCCGATGGCCAATGCTTGTGAGGGAGACAGTGCCGTACTGTAGAACCCGTTGACGTTCAGATCACGTATGTAGATCGGAGCATTAGCTCTTCCAGTTGCTATGTCAGACAGTAGGCATCTGGGCTGAATCGAAATAGCTGCTACACCTGGGCCAGGAAGAAGGGTCGCGCCATTTCCGAACACGCCAACAAAAAATGATTGGCTATCTATCGCGCTTTTACCCTGCTTGAATGTCAAACCACCGACGATGTAATACGTTCCTCCTGGCTGGAACCAAACCCATTGACCTGCCGTTTGAGCGGCATTAATAGCTGCTTGTATAGCCGATGTGCTATCAGTCAAGCCAGTAGGGTCTGCCCCAAAGTCCTGGACGCTAACCGTTTGAGATAGCTTTGCGCCTACTGTGGTTGCGACCGCCCCAGAAAGTGGTAAGGTGTATGGCCACGATGCTGCGGTGAAGTTTCCGACCTGGCTTAGCTGTGCTTGAACCGTGATCCCGGATAGAAGAGGCGAAGCAGTAGCACCGATCTGTCCAGCGCCAGTCAGAGCGGAAAGATTCGTATTGACCTGGGAAACGATCTGGTTGAAATTCCCCATGACCTGATTCGCATCTTCCAATGTTCCATTGGATATGTTGTAGGGGAGAGTCGAGATGATTGCCATGGTCTAGCCGATCCTGCGAAGGATGAGATATGCGCCAGCGGGGACCGTTGGCAGGACGGTCACGCCGCCCGTGTAGCAAGAGATCGTTGCGCCGGCCGAGCACTTGAACATTTCGTGCGTGACCATCGGTCCGGTACTACCAGCGGGGATATTCATAATTGCCGAAGGAACCCCCCCAGTGCTACCGGCGCCGTAGTGCGTGACGGTCCCCGAAAAGTTGAAAAAGATCCCGAGCGGAGAGGCGGACGTACCGGAGAAATACCCGACCGCAATCGCCTCATAGAAACCAGTGTTAGATATGGTGACAACGTGCGTGCTGGCATTAAGTGTGAATCCGCCATTATTGTTCTGTACTGTATCTAGGGCATAGACATATAGGCCTGTAGACGCACCGCTTGCATAGAAGCAGGCAATTTCCATCGTCACGCCGTTGTTCGACAGTTGCCCGTTCGCGTCAATCTGCCAGTTCGTTCCAAGAGCCGGGGACGCACCGGATAGGCCACCGACCGTCAGACCCGTAGGATTCGACCATTGCGGAGCGACTCCGGCATTGGATACGAAGAAATACCCGCTGTTCAGGCTGGAAACGAATGAGGTAGTGTTTGCCGCGCTCTGGTAGGGGATGTACCCGTCCAGACCTCCGGCAAGGTTCGTAGCCGTCGTTGCGCTCGTTGCCGTGGTTGCATTGGTCGCATTCGTTGCGTTCCCGACCGTCAGACCAGCAGCCGTACCTGTCAGACCCGTACCGATTCCGCTGATCGTCCCTAGGGCGACATTCAGGTTCCCCGATGCGACGTTGAGGCCAGCATTGAAGTTGACGAAGCTGTTGATGTTCCCAAGCGCGTTCAGGGCCGTGATATCGCTATTGGTGCCTTTGGCAGCAACCCCGGCGTTCACTTGGCTCACGATCTGATTGAAGTTCGCCATGACTTGCGTGGCGTCCTCAACCTGACCGTTGACGATGTTGTATGGAAGTGCGCTGATGATCGCCATGTCAACCCGCGTTCGTGTAGCCGGTCTCTTCGAACCGATGGAACTGCGTGCCGATCGATACAGCGGTGTTCGCAGTGACCTGTACTTGCACGTTCAATTTCTGGAACACCAATGGCGCCGACCATTGGATGTTGTAGACGTGCGGAATGTTCGTCGTCGTCGACCAGAGGCTTCCGCTACCAATAGGAATCGGTCCCCAAAGGTTCGTCCCCCAGATCGATCCGCTCCCGACCGTGGAAACCGTGACTTGATTCAGGATGTTGTTCTGGTCGTCCAACCCGCTGATGAGGTAGTTCGTAGATACCCCGTAGCTCGACAGTTCAATCGTGGATTCGACGACCTGACGCTGAGCCATCTTGCCGTCTTTGGGCATGGAGCTCGTCGTCAGAAGGCAAGTGATCGCCGTTCCGTTGTCGTTGTACACGGACGAGGTTGACGGCAGGACAGGACTCTCGAAAAGGGCCGCCCCCGTAGACTCGTCGGACACGATGAAGTAGTTGGCGACCGGACCCATGCAGTCAAATGCGAAGGTATGCGGCCCAGTCCAGCGGCGCCGGTTCATGTCGAACCAATACTCGTATTCGACCGGAGAACCGTTCAAGGTCGTGTAGACCGCCGCCCGGTAGATAGACCCTATGAACCCGGCAGCCGTTCGAGTGGGGAATCGGACATTCTGGAACGGGATCTGTAGATCCTGCTCCTGGCTCTTTTCTTCCTTGGTCAACGGGCGCACCACCCCGAACGGATCAACGAAGTACGGGCCATCGACCGCAACGAAGATCACCCCGATAGGAGTCTGCACGACAGAGCGAGGGGAATTGCTCCCGAGGCTCAAGGACAGATAGTTGTTCTGCAACGGGACCGGGAAACCGGTAGCGATATCCCCGGTGATCTGCCAAATCTGGAACGCCTTGAACACGGTCAACGCCTGAACGATCCCGCTCGAGGTCGTTGCAACTGGCAGGCCGCAGTACGCAGTGATCGGCGTAGTGTCGCCGTGCGTGATCGAGTTGAATGCGCTCGTGCGCCCTAGGGGAGCCAGTACGTCGCTGAAGAATGACGTATTTCCGCAAGCGTAGTAGGCGCGATTGTTGAAGTTCGCCACGGCTACTGGAACGGAAGTCAATCCGTAGATCGCCGTATTGGCCGAGTACCAAACCGGCGAAGTCGGCACCGCTAGGTCGATCACGCCGAAGAAGTTTCCCCCGGCGCTGGTCATCGCTCCGGAAACCGTGATCGCCTGATTGACCGTGTACGTCCCATTGCCACCATAGACGCCACTGACGAACCCGGTGATGTACGTTCCAGCTGCAACGCCTGCGCCGGCAAGATTCATCCCAATCTGGATCGTTCCGCTCGCCCCGGTGATGACCAGACTCGTGCTGGAAGTCGCGTTCCCGGTGAAGGAACCGCTCGTCGCCGATCCGTTGAAACCAGGGTGCGTGACAATGATCTTGGTTCCGATCATCGCCATCGTCGGAGGAACCCAGTCTCCGGTAGTCGAAGGGGAAATCGGGACGTTCGACGACAGGACGTTGCTGATCGTCGTGAATGAATCCCCGAATGTGTTGAATGCGAACGGCTCGTCGTAGCCAGCATTGCGGCCCGTCGATACCATCCCGTAGACCATCGACCCGACCGTGATGAAGACGGAAACGTAGGTCGGCGTCGTGAAGCTTGCAAAGTTCGTCAGCGGGGCGCCAATACCAGGGCGCGCAACGACAATCTCAGGATTGGCCTGATCGAAGATCAGGTTTTGCAGCGACTTGCAGGCGCCCAGGAAGGCGTCCGTAGAATCGTAGGCGTCGCACAGTCCTCTAGGAGTGAACCGTTTCGGGTCTGATTTGTGGATGGGCACAGCATCAGTCCGTCAATTTCGTCGGCTTCAGGACGCGATTGAAGCGGAACTTGCGAGGATCCAGACGGACGGAATGGACTACTTGCTGCTCGTCGCCTTCCATGATCAGGTGACGCTTGAGCATGTCGTTGCACCGCTGGACATAGCGCTCATACCGGTCGTCGTCCGTGATCATCATCAGGCGTGTAGCGGTTGCCGTGATGAGATAGTCCTGATCCTCGAACCAGGGGATCGTCAGACTGTCGGACTGCGGGGCGACGTAGATCGGCTGCGTCTGCATGTACCGATGCGTCAGGGTGATCTGCCCGGATGACTGCGGATAGACGAAGAGTTGCCCCGCCGACAGCAGCGTGCTTTGCTGCGGAGTTCCGCTCCACGATTGCGCGCCCACCGAAAGGTCCGTCATGAACTCGTAGGGGTAGTTCGAAATCGACGGATCCTTGAACTCGGCATCGTAGTCGCGTGGCGAAATCGGGTTCAGGAAGTACGGAAGGTTGTTGTTCAGGTAAAAGAGGTCGTAGGTTCGGTTGTAGTCGGCCTCAAGCAGGAACGGCCCGTTGCTGTTGGCCTGAACCACAATCGAGGAAGTCTTGCGATTTACCTTAAGATCCTGATGCTGAACCAGGTCATCGAGGACGAAATTGAAGCACTGCCCGGACTGCAACACGAAGCCCGGGCATTTGGCAATCTGCGCCGCCAGGACGCAGATTTGCTGGTTGGTGTTTGCGCTCACGCGATCCCGTGCTTTTTCTTCAGGTCGGCAATCTTTCGAATGCCCTTCTCACGACTCTCGAACAGGTGCTTCAAGGCACCCGGAAGGTTGTCGACGTTCTGCTGCTCGGCGGAAACGAGCTTCTTGCCGCTCTTTTGCTTCTTGTTCACGATTTCGAGTTGCGTTTCCAGCTGCTCGATCTGCCGGTCGTGCGCCTCGATGTTCGCTTCAAGAGTGGGGATCTCGGCAATCTCCTGCTGGCGCTGGATCACGGCCCGGAACATATCCATGCGGTTGTTCAGGGTCGGCGCATCGTCGTCCAGGTAGATCATTCCAGTCGTCGAGATACTGGCCTGATTGGGCATCTGGATCTGCATGTTGAAGTTGCCGACGATCAGGCGATTGCCGACTGCGGCTTGCGAGACTTCCTCTTGTTCCGGCGGTTTCATGTCATTCACTTGTGCTTCTCCATTAAGGTTCTTGTTGGCGCTCTTAGGCTCGCGCCGATGCCCAGGCCGGAGCGCGAGCGCCCGGACCCTTGGGTGAGAGGACAGAGCCAACCCGGCCGCCGTTCATGTAGCCCTGGCGGAAAGCGTTGTCATTGGCCTGCCCAAAAATCGATTGCTCGTGATACCAGGCGCGATAGACCATTTCCTTGACGGTCCGAAGCGTGTTCGTGTCGACCGTGATGACCTGGCCGTGGTAGGCCGGCATCGAGTTGATCGTGATCCCCTGGCCTGCGGACGGCGGAAGGTCTAGCGTGTAGTGCCAGTAGTCGACCTCCTGATCCTCGAACTCTCCCTTCTTGACTTCGACGCTCACGGTCTTGGTGCCGGCGTAGACCTCGACCACGTTGGAGGTCAGGAGAGCGGCGGCTTCGCCGGCAGCCTTGGACCGGTCCATCTCGTGTTGGAGCATCTGACCCTTGGCCTGCTCTTCGGTGAGCATGGCAATCAGGTCTTCCTTGCTCAGCGTCTTCAATTCCTCGGTCGAGAGGGCGCGAGCCTCCTGGGCCGTCTGAACGTCCGGGTTGCCCTTCATGCTTCCCGTCGTATTGACAATCGGTTTGGACATTTGCTGCTCCTTAGAAAAAGGGGGGAGGGCGATTCAGCCCACCCCCCAGGCCTGCGGCTGCGACGCTAGGTTAGAACGTCACGCTACCAGCGTTGAAGAACGAACCCGGAGAAGCCGGCGCAAATGCGCTCGACGACTCGGTACGCGCGAGAAATGCCTGATTCAGGATGATCGACCCGTAGAAGACCTTCCACGAAACGACCCGCGTCTGGTTCAGCGGATCGCTCTTGTCAGCACCCGTCAGGTAGTGGAACTCGGGATTCTCGAGCAGCACCTGGCCGTAGGAGTGGTTGGCAATGAAGATCGTCGGGAAGACCGTCACCCCGGTCGCCGGAGCGGCGGGAGGCGTCTGCGCCGTGCCGATACCGGTGATCGTGACCGTCTGGTTGCCCGCCAGCTGCGTCGCCTGACCGGCCAGCGGACCAGTCTGCGGACCAAGGGCCGAGAGGCCAAGGTTCGAGGGCGAGGTCGTGGTGCCGATGTAAACGTTGAAGACGTAGTTGGGCAGAAGCGGCAGGCTGACCTGGATCGAGCCGGTGGGGCCCGTGACGGACACCGAACTGCTGACCTGATAAATCTGCTGCTCGACGCTCGTCAGGAAGGGGCTGGCCGTGACCTGGACGTAGTAGGTGCCCGTCGCAAGCGACCCGCCGGAGGTCAGGCCCGTGCCGTTGATCTGAGCCAGACCCGTCCAGAACGGGATCATGTTCGACTCGACAAAGCGGCATCCGCCCCAAGGGCCGAGCTCGTTGTTGTAGAGCCGGTTGACCTCGGAATAGCTCCATGCGTTGACGATGGTCGCGTTCTCGCGCATGTCCTGGGCGACCAGCGGATGCATGAGGCCGACGTAATGCTGGATGACGGCAGGAGCGCGATCAGGGCGGTTTTCGCCGGCCTCGATCATCATGTCTTCGCGTTCATCCCCCAGGAATCGCGGGGCGCCGTAGGTCAGGAGGCCACCGACGATGCGGTTGACTTCGTGCGGGCTCATTACGTCCGTTGCCAGAAGCGAAGCCCGATTGGCGCGCGAGTTCACGAAGTTCGTTTGCGTGCCGGTCATCAGCGTGTTGAGCGTGTTGCGCTCGAGCGTTTCGGGCAGTTGGATCCCGATCAGCTGGATCGCCTGCTGGAAAAGAGGGTGCTTGATGGTCAGGTTCGCAACGTCCGTCACGATGACCCGATCCCCCCACTGCTGCGCAACAGCAGAAACCTGTTGCAGCGTCAGCGGTTCCCCGGGCGGGGCAACGCCTTCTTGCAGGGGCGCGAAGGGCAGCGGCAGGCGCTGGTAGCGGCTGGCCGTGTAGGTCGTGCCCCGGTTGGGTTCAAGACGCAGCGGCTTGCCGAATTGGTACGCAACCAGTTGGCGACGGGCCAGCGGCTCGACTTCCTCCTGGATGTAGGCCTCTACGTCAGCCTGGAAGGACGACGAGGGGTTGGTGACGCCGGGGAAAACGAACCCGGCCAGCAGTGCGAAAAGCTTCTTCATGGAGTCCTCGAGTCAGATGTTCACGTTCTCCAACCGGGCTCGGCGCTTTTCCGAATCCGTCTTGCCACGGCTCGAAACATCCGAGCGCGCATTGGGAGTCGAACCGCGCGGCGCGGTCGAAGTGGATGAACGAGAACCCGCCTTGTCCTTTGAAGCCGGAGCCGAAGCAGCGCGATTGCGAACCTTTTCACCGATGACCCAGGTCAGGATCGCGTCGCGTTCCGGCGCGGTTCCATTCTTGGCGATCAGTTCCAGCCTCTTCTTCTCAACGTCCGCAGAGTACTTGCGGGCCATCGGGTCCGTGACGCACTTGAGTTGGAACGACGAGGCATCAGCCGCATCGCGGGCAAGCTGCAACGCCTGTTGGGACGTTGAATAGCCTTGCCGAAGTGCGATATTGGCCTGCGCCTGCCATTTTTGCTCAGGGGTGGCGTTCGGATCCTCGAGCGTGCGCTGGTTCTCGTCGGCCTGTGCCGGTCGGCGATTGGCCCCGGAAACCGTCTCCAAGGCTGCTGCCAGGGCGCGGTTTTGCTCGCGCATGGCAACCAGTTCATCTGTCGAGGAAGGTGCTGGTCGTGCGGTGGGTGCCGGGGCAGGCGGATCATCGTCCCGAAGTTCGGGATCCGGATCCGAGGGCTCAGGCGGGTCTGCATCGGGAGCGTCGTCTGCGGCTGTGTCCTCGGGGGGATCAGGATCGTTCGCCCCGGGAAGCAGGAATTGCAGGAACATCGTCCAGAATTTCAACGTGCTGCTCGTTTTCAAGGCTCCACTCCTTTTAGCGTAGTTGCGTGCTATTTGGTTAGACCGTGCCGCCGCCGATGGTCTGGATCGTGATGGCACCGACCCCGGTCGGGATGATCATGTATTCGCGCCAGGAACCGGAAGCGACCGAAGTCGTACCCGTGCCAAGGCTCACGCCAGAGCCGGGGGCGAGCGTGATGCTCGAACCCGTGTTGTTCATGATGCGAAGAGGCTCGGCATAGGACGAATTCAGAGGCGGTCCGGAAGTACCCGGGCCCATCGCGGCAATGATGTTCGTCGCCGTGTCCGTGGTCAGGGTCATCGTGCCGCCCGTGGTCCCCGTGAAGTTCAGGATCCCAGACGAGACAAGCTGCGCCGCCGTTGCCGTTTGCGTGGTCGCCGTGCTGCTGATCGCCAGGTAGTTGTAGCAGTAGTCGTTCAGGAGTTGGAGCGCCTGAAGGATCCCCATCATCGCCTGGCCGTCCGGCGTATAGCCCGGAGGAATGTTCCAGACAACCCCGGGAGACAGGAACCGTTGAAGGTCTTTGAGTTTCATGGCGCCCCCTTTAGACCGTGAAGCCGGTGACGGAGGCGTACATGCCTTGGAGCGTGACCAGGGGCGAGTAGGTCAGGGGAACGACCGCCGGGTTCGTGGTGAAGGCGTTGACGTTGCCCGAGGTCGTCTGCGAAACCGGGTTGAACACGACAAACGAAGTCGCGCTCGAGACGGTCACGATGGGCCACCATTGCGGGACATTCAGTTGCCCCAGGGAACCCGAGGTCGGCGTCAGCTGGATGATCTGGCCGACCGTGGGAGCCGATGCCGTGTTGCTGGTCATCGTGAGCGTCACGAGGTTGCCCGACTGGCTGTACGTGCCGCCCGTGATGCCGGCCACGACATAGCCCGAGTTCGATTGAACCTGAGTGATCTTGCCCTGATACCACCGGGAGCAAAGCGTCGAGATCGTGGTCGTGCCGGTCAACGTCACGCCGGCGCCGGCAACCACCGTCAGGGTGCCCGAGTTCAGGTTCACGACGTTCAGCGGGAAGGTCATCCCGAGGTAGGCGCCCGGGATCGAGTTCACGATGTTGTACGCGAGGTCCGTCGTATCCGACAGGCCGGCGCCACCGGAGCGGACGATGGTCGTGTTCGACATGCCGGTCGGAACCTGGGCCACGTTCCAGGTCGCGTTCGAGGCGCTTGCCAGGGCAACGTAGTTCGGGTTCAGGCCTTGCGGGGCCGCGTTCGTGGCAAAGGCGCTGATCAGGGCATTGATCGCGCCCACGTTCATCAGGGCGCCGTCGACTTCGAACGAAGCGGCGGCAGGAATGGCGTTTGCCGGGGCGATCTGCGTCGAGACGATGCCCGGGTTGATCAGTTTCTGGATGGAGCGAAGCGTGAGAGATTTCATCTTGACCTCGATAAGTTGCAGGCTGATTCGTTGGGTGATGGTCTGCTACTGGTCAAGGATCAGGGATTGGCGTAGAGAAGGGTCGCCGAAAGCGTGCCGCCGACAACGGCATACACGCCATAGGTGACTTTCGTTGGAAGGGGATAGAAACCGATGCTGGCAAAGGTCGTCGTGGCGATGATCTGATCGCCCGTCGTCGTCGTTGCCGAGTCGTACAGGGCAAGAGTCCCGCTGGTCGTAGCGGCTACCCAGATACCGATGATCGTCCGAGGGCTGGCGGCAAGGTTGCCGGTTGCGCTGAACGTAACGTAGTCGTCGGCAATGCTTGGGTTGAGTTCGCCTTTAGCCATTGTGGTCTTCCAGTCTGGCGATTCTCTCTTCCGTGGACGGATGGAATGCCGATTGCTCGGCCGGCCAGTGCGTCAGAAAGTCGATCATTGCCGGTGCGTGTCCGTATTTTGCTGCAACTGCATCAGCCTCGAATTCCTGCTGATGCGCAAGTTCCGACAACTTACGCCATTTCCCCTTGAAAAGCCACTTCATCCTCTTGGCCGTGTGACCCAGTAGAAGGTGGGCCGATTCGTGCAGGATGATGGCCGATTGCTGATCCTCTGGCAAGACGAGAAAGTGCCTTCCCACGACGATCCGGTTCTTCATCGGGTTGCTGTAGGCGATCCGATCCGAGTTCCAGCTGATCAGAATGTCGACGTTGCGGGGGATCAGGAACATTTCTTCTTGGGCTCTGGCTTGGGGCGGCGCATATCCTGCGCGGCTTCCCATTCTTCAGGAGTCGGGAACGGCTTGGGGTCAGTAGGGGCTTGCTTTTTCATCGCGGTCCCATCCCCGGGCTTGCCATCTGGTCAGGGTGAACGCCTCCCGGAGGCCCTTGCGGACGAGGCGGCGCCGGCTGGGCTCCGATCCTAGGAGTTCCGGGAACCCCAGGGGCGCCGCCGCCCGGAGGCTGCTGCCCGCCAGGCATACCCTGCCCGGGAGCGCTCTGGCCGCCCTGCGCCTGCTGGCCCATCTGCTTTTGCATCTTGATCTGCAAGTGCTGCAAGTGTTCCATCAAGTGCGCCCGGTAGTGCCCGGCAGGGTCCCCCGTCAGGGTCGCCGCCTGCTGGTGACTCGTGATGTGCTCCTGATCGTTGTCGGCCTCGTGCACGACGACTGGCAGACCGTTGAAGAGCATGATGTTCTCTTCTCCGGGCGGGACCGTGAACAAGTTTCGTTCATCGATGAGGATGTTGCCGGCCATCTCCGGCCCGCAAATATGCTCGGTGCCAAACTGAAGGATCGGCGTGATATCCAGGCGCCGACCGTTCAACTGCTGCGGATTGATGCCGCGCAGCACGTTGACCCAGGACACCATCTGCTGCATCCGTTGCAGATTCATCTGGTAGGAGGTTCCCTCCCACCGGTAGGACACGCGGAACCCGAAGTCCTGCGGGTCAATGGTCTGAATCTTGGCCCTGTAGCCCGTCTCGCCCATCGTCTCGACGATGAGCTCATCCGTTCGGAACTGGGCATCGAGCTCCATGATCCGCTCCATGAGAGGGTTCATGATCTCTTCTTCGCACCGCTCGGCATTGTCCTGAATGTCGGACTGCTGCTCTTGCTGCTGCGCACCAACGGCGGCATTGTTCTTTCTGCCGGCCGGCTGCTTGCCCAGCATCGAGTCGTTTACGTCCAGCGACTCGGCGATCTGCGCCTTGACGAACTGTTGCAGCGCCGCAGAATCCTTCCAGATTTGCGGGAAATTGACGAATTCCGTTTCTTTGGGGTTCGTCAGCCACACCGCCGCCAGGCCCAGAACCATCGACTGATAGTTCGGGTTCTTCAGGGGGTCGGTCATGACGATGGGCAGGAGCGAATACTGCGCCGAATCAAACCCCATCGCCGCAAAGTCGTTCAGGCCCCACTGAAGCCACTTGATCGGTTCGATCTTGCTGATACCGCACCAAGTTCCGGAAATCCGCTCGATGGGCGCCGTGATCAAAGGGCTGCGACCGCTCCACTGCGGGTTGCGGATGATGCCAACGGGCATGTCCTTGCCGGCGTAGTAGATGTAGACCGACTCCTTGTAGTCCTTGTCGAGCGTCATCTTCGTCTCGACTTCGTAGATCATCGCGTGCTTGTCCGTGCCCTCGCTCTTGATCCCCGCTTCCATCGCCCGCTGCTTGTTCGGGTTCTTGATCTTCTTGTCGAAGGACTCGAGAAGTTCCTTGGCGTTCACGCCGACGAAAACACCCTCGTCGATCATGCGCTGGCACTCTTCCTGACTCATGCGCAATAGGACCGAAGTCGCCTTGGCCTTCTTGGGGTCCGTACAGGTCGGCGGCAGGATCGCAATGTCCTCGACCGCCACGTTCACGATGTCCGGGCCCTCTTCGATGACTTCTTCCTCTTCGATTGTCTCGTCCTCATCGAAGATATCCTCTTCCTCCGCTAGATCAATCGTGCCGCCCTCGAGCATCTTGTCGATCTTGGGGGCGCGCACGATCTTGCGAACGTCCCGGTAGGTCTTCGTCCAGTCGACGTAAAGAGCCCACTGGCCCGTCACATCGCCGGCAATGAGCATCGATCGGATGATGCTCTTCAACTTGGTCTGGCGAATGTAGTGTTCGCCCAGGCTCATCAGCGCCCAGGGCGTCTCGCCCGTGGGACCGACCGCCGAGATGTGCTTGTGGTTGACCGGAAAGAGTTGCCGGAGCGTGCGCTTGACTCTCTTGTTGATCGCGTCGCGCACCGCAGGAATGTAGGTCGACGAATTGCCGTTGTACTGCTGGTTCTCGTCGAGCTGGGCGTTGTAGATGTTCCAGTACTCGCCGCATCGGTCGACGAGCTCCTGCTTGTTCTCGTAGGCCTTGCGAATCTGATCGTAGAGCTTGGTGGCCTGACGGTACTGCTCCGAATCCTCGTTGTCGGCCCAGTTCTTGATCTTCTCGCCATCAGGAACCGCAAGCGCGCGGCTCGTCTCCCCGGGCGTCGCCTCGACCTTACCGCTTGTCTTCTTCTTGGAAATTGCCATGATCAACCAAACGCGATTTCAGCGGCCCGGCGCACCTGGCGCATGACCTGGGCCATGATCTTCGGATCGTGATGGATTCGCCCGAAGTGGGGCTCCATCTTGATCTTCCTCAGGCAATCCCAGCGCTCGACGTTCATTTCCATGTCCGGGCGAAGGTGCGCCCAAATCTCCCGGGCTCCGTCGAGCTCGAACATCTGCCGGTACTCGAAGCGCCGGCCCTCGCAGCGCTTGTAGAGCTCGACTTCAGCGTCCGAGAGCGGCGCGGCGCCCAGCCTTTCCATGGAAGTGCGGATCTGCTCGAGCGGGCGTTCGATCACCGCCACGGGGCAGCAAAAGGCTGCCACATCGTTCTTCAAAGCCCAGATATTCGTGTCCGAGATCCCCCAGCGGCACCCCGGGTCATACTCCCGAAGGTGCTGGGGCGTGTAGTAGGCCAGTGGATCGTGCAGGCAAAGAGCCCCGTCCGCTAGCCAGACACTGGCCCAAGTCGTTCCTGACCTCGGCAGGGCCGTGAGCAGGAAGTCCATGGGCACTAGATCCGAACGTCGCGCAGTTTCTTCTCTGCCTTCGAACCGCTTTGCTTGATGCCGCCCGCCTTCGTGGTGCCCTTGCCGGTGATCCCGGCGCTCGAGCGCTTGGGAGGCATGTTGTCGGGCTCCGGACGCTTGGCCGACCTCTCGCCGGTCTTGCCGTCGTTGTTGCCCTTCATCTTGGTCTTCATGACCTCGCCCACATGGGGCGTGTCCTTGGACTTGATGTTCTTGGCGGCGCCCTTGGCAGAGGTCGGCTTGGTCTGCTTTTGCTCGTGCGGGAACTTCTTCCCGCTAAGCGCCGTCTGCTTCTCAACGTGAGATCCGAGCTTCTTGGACCCTTCCATCTTTGCCATGGCGCCTCCTGGGCTAAGGGTTCCCCCTTACTGGCCGCGTTGCTTGTTCTTGCTCTGGTTGTGCAGCGCCGGCCGACCCATGATCTTCTCGACCATCGGGCCACTGGCCAACTCCTGAGGAACGCGCGTCGGCTTGCCAAAGGCGCCGCCTTGCTGCTCGAGCTTGTAGAAACCCGTCGGGCTTTGCGACGGGGACTTCGAATCGTGTTCCTTGGAAACGGCCATTTCTATCTCCGTGGCATTGCGGTTAGGTAGGGTGTGCCGCCTTTGGTGAGGCCCCGCGGCATGTCTTTGGGCAATTCGGAGGCATTCTGCACCGAAGACAGGGCAGACGCAAGGCATTCAATGGCTTCCATGATGAGGCGGCTCGTCCCGACCTCCGGAGCCCCTGCCTGGCGCCCGTCGCGCTCGAACTGCATCGCGTAGTCCCCCGACAGGGCATTCATCGTGTAGGTCGCCCGCCGATCCACGCAAAACATGCGCCGGCCCTTCCATTCGGTCCGGATATCCAGGCTCAAGGACCCCCGGCACTGCGAAGCGTAGCCACCTCGAAATGGCGCCAGATCCATCATCCGCACCGCCGGCAAAAGGGGCAGCCGGTCCTGCTGGTCCCAGACCTCGGCGGGAATGAATACCTTGAGGCTTTTGCCCGGGTAGAGCATCTTGATGAGCGCCACAATGTCGCGCAAAGCGTCCGATGGCCCCATGCTCGAGGCCCAGTCGTTGATGACGATCTTCGACACCCCCGACACCGAAACAAGCGCCGCCACGGTCTCCCGGGAGTCGGCGTTCACGGCCAGGGCCAGCTGGTCATTCCTGCCGGACACCGTATCGGTGAGCACGTTTACAGCCGAGAATTCCGGGTACACAGGCCTCCCAGCGAACGCCTTCTGGATGAACGCCAGGGCGTTGATAACGTCCTTCTTTCCGGACGGAAAATTGAGGATCTGCTGCACGAGCTTCCCGTGCCTGGCCCGACCCCCGACGAAAACGATGCTACCCGTCTTGAAGTAGGGCTGCAAACCGGTGATGAAGTCAACCTTGTCCCGGTCCTTGGGGGCAAAGATCGCCTTGATCTCGACCGCATTGCCCCGCAGGATCGACTGCTTGCGCACGGGCTCCATCAGCCAGTCATTCAGGCCATCGGCCTCAACGCATACCTTGCAATCCTCGTTCCGGTGAGAAGAGTCGAAAATCCAGTCAACCTGTTCGGACGGTTGCCAAGAATCGCCGCCACTCTCGAAAACGTAGAACCGGCTCCCAAGCTGGCCCACTTCAACGTGACCCGATTCCGCGTTCTTGACGTCAGTGGTGCGCGCCGGATCGAGTAAACATGCTCGACGCATGAAAACCGGCGGCGCAACGTCCTCGAAAACCAGGTATTCCTCTTTGAAGGGCTTGCCCACCGTTTGCGCCGCAACAAGCATGTACTCCTGATTGAAAGCCGACAGTAACCCCATCTCCGCATACCGGTCCCGCTCAGCGCGAATCCACGGCATCGGATACCGAGACTCCCAGTTCGATACCGTCTTCGGATCATCCGGATCCCCGTTGCAAATAGGAAACTCAAAGTACGTCCAGTGACTCTTGCTCTTTAACCGATTGACCATGCAATCATCGGCCAAGGGCGTGCCCGTCACCCGAATCTTCCTCAACTTCTTGTCCATCGCCGGAAGAACCTGCTTGTAGAGCTTGTTCATGGTCGCGTCCACCGCACCCATGTCCCTCACCCGCTCTTCCGTCTCAATATCGTCCAGGTAGCACCGATCAGGCCGCCGATCATGGTGCTTCCACCCTCGAACCTCCTGCTCCCACCCGAACGCCTGGATGACCACCCCATTCTTCAACTCAATCATCCCCTCGTTCCAAACCTGACCCTTCGCCTTGCTGCCCCTCATGTCCCCGAACAGGTTGTAAATCTTCATGTTCGTGCTCAACTCGTACTTGATCGACTCCAACCTCTGGCAAGCCTTCGTGTACGTCTCGCCACCAAGAATCAGATAGCCAAAATTCTGAAAGCACGCCTCCAACGTGATGAACTCTTCGGCAGTCGTGCTCTTCCCAGCCTCCCGAAACGCCGTAATCAACACAAACTCGTCCGCCGACCTCCAAGCATCATGCATCGACACATGAAACCCAGGCGTCTCATCCACATGCCGATGCCGAAAAACCGTCTCGCACGCAAGCGCTCGATCCCTCGAAAACGCCTCCAACATCGCCTTGTTGTTGATCGCCATCAGCTGACCAATTTTCCAATCCCAACATTCGCTGGCGAATCCTCCTGCGCCTCCCCAAACACCTCCTGCAACCGATGCACCACCCTCTCAATCGCGTGCACCCTCGCACTCAACCTCTGCACCGCAGACTCCAACTCCTTCAACCTCTCCTTCGTGTCCATCCGATCACCCCCACCAAAAACCCCAGAATGTACGGAAATTCGGGGGAAGTGGTCACAATTCTTCTACCCCCCGTCCTACCCCCGGGAGGCCCCCAGAGTTGGTTTCCAGCAAGGATTCGACGACTTCGACCACTTCTGAAAATGGATATTTTCAGCAGCACTGTTCTAAGTCATTGATTCTATTATCTAGAGGCTCGCTGTCGCTCGCCTAGGTTGGATCTGATGCGCTTCGGCTTCGTTCTGCAATCCGTTGCAACGCGGCCTAGCGCGTGCTTCAGTTGCTTGAGCTGTCGACCCTGGAATGTCTCGGCACTGGTGCGTCGATCCCTGCTTTCCGATGTTTCGGTCTTTCTTTTCGCTGCTCGGCTCGATGTTGAGCGTGGCAGTTCGGAGGGAAGGCGGCTGTAGGGAAGGCGGCTGTCGGAAGGGGTTCCGATTGGAGGGTATGGCGCGCGTGCGTGGGGATTGTAGCGGAGGCCTGATTGGCTTTCATCCTGCGCGCTAACGCGCTTGGATTGGGTAATGCGCTTCGCGCAGGCAAAGGAAGGGCTTTTCCTCTCCTAAAAAGGTTCCCCTTTTCAGAAAGGATTACGGAGAATCGGCCACCGCGATTAATGACTTCTGGGCGTTTGGTCTGTTGAGCGGATCCGCATACGCGGTAGCTCTCCTGGCTTTCGGAACGGGACGCTAAGCGACGTTGCCCGCAACCTCTCCCATTTTTCGTGAAGTCTGCGGGTTATTGCTTCGGCGACTCCTTGAGCCATTTGTGGAATGGCTTCTTGCTGAAGTATGCCGGGATCCACCACATTTTTACAATCTGATCCCACTTGGCGCCGAGCTTTTTCGCTCGTTCCTTGTCGCCATAGGGAACTCTTAGCCATGTCCGGCCGCCATCTGCGGTCGGAAGTCTGTAGGTCTTCGGGGATTGTGTGGTGCGGATGATGACCTCGCGTGGTCGAGAATTTGTCCCTCGTAAGCATCTGACGCGACAGATGCGGGCTGGCCGGCCTTGTCCGAGGATTGACGCCAATTTACCTCCCATTCCTCCAATCCGTCAACTATTTCTTGACGCCGACCTAAAGTTATCTCACCATTATGTCGATACATGGTCTGTGGATAACTTTGAATAGGAGCTATGCAGATGACGATCCCCGATAGCCTCTTGGAGGCCATTCAGTTGCGCCGGCCATTCTCCTACCTTCCCGGAGTAGATCGTCGATCCTGCGAGCGCGTGGCAGCTGCTGCGAGGCCTTTCTGGCAGTACAGGCGTTTGACGGACAAAAATTCGTCGCCATCCCGCAAATGACCTATCTTGCTATGCGCGCTGCCGTACATACCGTCATGATCGTTCGGGTACGATGGCCTCTCACCTTTTGGAGAACATCATGACCACCGCAGTCAATGCCACCCTTTCCGCGACCCCCGTCGCAACCCCGATTCCGGCCGGCTCGGCTGCCTTCGGCCACTGGAACTTCGATTTCGTCGACGCTGCCGGCACCAAGGCGCCCACCCAGACGGGCGACGGCGTTTCGGTCGTTTCGGCAGTCTTCCCTGTTGGCGCCTCGGCTGCCGGACTGGCGACCTTCACCGTGACCGCCGTCGACTCGACCGGAACGGCCATGGGAATTGCCGTCACCGTGACCGCTACCCTGCCGTTCACGCTGGTCCCGGCCACCTTCCCGGCCCCGACCGCCGCGACGCTGGCCTTCAGCTGATCTCGAGCCATGGAACACCACCCATGGGGCGAACGGATGCCGATCTGGCGCATCCTTCGCTGGATCTGGGATCTTCGGGAACACCGCAAGCACCGGACCTACCCGGCGCCGCACTGCCCGAACGTGAAATTCAAGTAAGGTTTGTAAGAAAAGGGGGTCAGCAGCGCTGATTCCCCTCTTCCTGGATCGCCTCGCGCTCAAGCCGCGCTTCGATCTGATCGTCCGTTTCCCGGTCTGGCGACGCACCCTTGAGGATCGACTTCATCCGGTTCAGGTGCAAACGGGCGATTTCTGGGCTACAGGCGATTTTCCTGGCGCCGGCAGCATATTCTGCCTTCTCGCGCGCAGATCGCGCCTCAAGCGATTCTGAGGGCTTAGAGGGGCTTCCAAGCTGGTCCTCCCAGCGCATTCCACGCAGCCATGAGCTCGCGTGCGGCCAGAAGTCCAGTTGAGTCTGCCGATTGGCGTTGTTGAACATACGAACCGCCGTCATCAAGTCCTGATGAGTTGGGCGGATCCGCTTCGTCTGTTCCCAAGCCTTCCGAGCTTCCGCCTTTGCTACCTTCTTGCGCCAGATCGACCAGAATTGGTTGAATTCCTGATCTTCCGGCAACTGCGCGGAAATTAGTGCAGATGTTGACATATGTCAATATCCCCTTTAGTTCAGTGTCCTGTTTGGCAACAGGTCCTCGGGCTCGATGAGTTCGGCTCCCATGGCAAACTTCTTGCACGCATCGAGCAGAGCTCCAACTGCCATCGGATCGGCCATGCCGACCATGGACACGACGAACGATCCCTTCTGGTCAATGACCGCCTGGACAAGGAATTGCGGCCTCTTGCCGGTAATGAGATCCGTCCGCAGTGCCTTCATCCAGTCCGCTGCATTGCGCCATTGTTCTTCGTCCTGATCGCTCACGAATGCCTCCGATGCCCGAATCGGGCGATGAGTAGCGCCTCGGCTCGACCTTCATCCTTGACGCGGTGCAATGAGGCTTCCGGAAAGAGGCGTATCGCCATGGCCCTAGATTCCTTCTTGTCCTTGCCCAGCAACCCGGCGTCCTTCTTCCAGAAGTTCGCAGCTGCAAAGTCGTAGGAGAACCCCATCGCAGCCACGACTCCCTCGATCATCCCGGCCGTGTGCCCGAAGTTGAACATCGAAGTTACGCCTTGGCTTGGCATTGCCGCAACCCGCTCGATCATGATCATGACTTCATTTTTGTCGTAGTCGCCGGCACGAAACTGGATGATCTCCCGGAGTTCCCTCGGGTTGACCTGGCGCTTGCCCGTTCCTCGAGCCATCGTCGGAATGTCCTCGACGGCTAGGAACTCACCCCTATGCCCAAGGAATGCCAAGGCTCCGGTCAGACCAGGATCGATGCCGATGCAAATCACTTGCACCCTCCCATTCCAGGAGCCGGCGCCACGCAAGCATCACCGGCACTATGGCAATCCACCCTCCCGCCGTTCTCGGTGCAGGCGGAGGAGTGGTTCGGGGTCGAGCATCTT